CGGCATCAGTCAACCTTGCACTCCTTGTGCCGGCTCAGGTTCTTCGGATCCTGCCAGTAGTTCGGATCCTTCGTCTCCTTGATCTTGCCGTGGTAAAGATGCGCGGGAACCGCATGCGTCTGCTTGAACGTGCCACGCTGGCCTCCAGCATCGCGGATCTCCGTTCTTCGTTGATCGATATGCTGCTTGAACTGATGCTCGATCTGCTCGGGGCTGCCTCGATCGAATCCGCTCGCAACCCTGCTCCCTTCGGAGATGTCGTTGTGGTCGCGGCACGCTGAGGTGTCGAGCATGGGCGCGTCCTGCTGCCAGTCGCGTTCCATCTTGGAGCGACACACCTTGCAGCGGACTGTCTTCGGCGGCCCCTTGGCCATGGAGATCTGGATCTCCGCGCGCAGGCCACACTCGCACTTGAAGCTGTAGATCATCGTCGTCCTCGAACCACCAGACGCTTGCGACCGCAAGGTCTCTTTCGTCCGCCTCAGCCAAAGCCCTTGGGCACGATGTTCTTGACCACCGTGTAGCCGCAGTTCTGATTCGTGCAGCGGAGCGTTAGGCGAATCGCCGAACGCTCCGCTCTCACGGGACTCAGGCACTTGATGCAGGTCCGTTCAGCCATGATAAGATCCTCGATCATCATGGCAGCCGCTAGATACGCACCCAACGGTCTCTGCCGCAGAGGCCACCTCATGTCTGGAGATAACCTCCGCCGATCCGATGACCGTTGGCGTTGCAGAAAATGCCTCTCCATCAACCGAAACAAGAGACGTGAGAACCACCTCCGATGGGAGAAGCGGAATCCAGAGCAAGCCAAGCATTCCCAGAAGAAGGCTCTGCTGAAGCGACACTACGGAATCACCGTCGAGCTGTTCAACGAAGCCTTTACTCGACAAGCCGGTCTGTGCCCGATCTGCCGAAAGGCCCTCGGCGGTCCGGTCCGTGGCCCGCTGCATCCTGTCGTGGATCACTGTCATAACACTGGTGTCTTTCGAGGCATTCTCTGCAACAAGTGCAACAGAGGCATCGGACTGCTAGAGGACGACCCGGCTCGATGCCGGGCCGCCGCTAGCTACTTGCTTCAGGGACAACCGGAAACTCCGACGCACAAGCCGTCGATGTAGCCGATGGCGTTGGGCGCGAGCACTTCGAGCGTGCCCTCCCACTCCACCATGCCCTTCGTCGAGCTGCCGATCTTCGCGAGCTCCACGGCCAGCACAGGACGCAGCACGGCGATGCGGAGCTTGTTCTGCTCCGCGAAGCTGATGCGATCGTTGCGCTGGTAGCGGTGCAGGTAGATCCGCTGCGTGCCGAAGTCGGACTGGTAGAAGTCCACCGTGTTGATGACGGTCCGGTCGGCGACCGGGATGTTGTAGCGGACCTGCGAGTTCGGGTTGAGCGTGAGGTTGCTCAACGACCGCTTCTGCGCAGAGTTCGCCCACATCGTGTCCGTCATGGCTCCCTTCTCCCACATGGCTTCCAGGTGGGAATTGAGGATGCACTCCGTGATGCAGTCCTCCGGCGAGCTGCCGGTGACCGTGGTCACGGTGCCCATCTCGTCAGGGCCGAGACCGAGCGTCGTCGCGCACGTCGGATCGCTCGCTGCCGCGAAGGCATAGAAGCCATCCATCTTGCGCGGCAGCACGCCGCCGCTGTTGCCCTGAGCCGTCTGGCTCTGTCGCTCGCTGTGCACGAGCGCGAACTCGATGAAGCGTGCGAGCTCCATCGTGGCCTTGCGAAGCTGGTAGACGTATTCGTCCCTGATCCCAGCCGTGTTGATGTCACGCTGCGTATCCGACACGTCGAACGTGCGACGGATGATGTGCGTGAGGTTGCACAGACGCTTGCGCGGCACGAGAGGATCGAACGTCGCGTCCGAGCCTTCCGGCGTTGCCTGCACGTCTGCATTGCCAACGTCGGGGTCACCGAAGCTGGCGAGGATGTCCACCAGCCACTCGTGGCTGATGTTGTTGGCGGGCACCTTCTCGAATCCCGAAAGGAACAGAGTGTCCATCGGGCTGATGTTGGTGATGATGTCGAGCAAGTCTTCCCGGTTACCCGTTCCGACATCGAACGAGTTCAGGACTGCGGTGTTCGCTACGAACGGCATCTGGCTGTCTTGGGTTTGGGGTTCCCAACAGCCCGCCGCGAACTACGCGCCGCCGAGTCGCTTCTTCAAGTGCTCGTCGATCAGCTTCAGTCCTTCCTTTTGCTTGGCGGGGTCCGTATCGCGTCGCAGTGCTGCGATGCGTCGGGACTCCTCCACGAGCTCATCTTCGGACCTTGGCTGGACGGGCCTCGCTGGAGCGAAGCGGGCAGTGCCTAGCTCACCACCCCCAGGGGGGAGGGTTGGCGGAACTGCTGGCGCGCGAGACGCCGTTCGCACTCCCAACTCTTCAGGCTCGGCGATTGCTCGGAATGCTTGTTCGATCGAACAGCGAGGGTTGCTCGCTCTGAATTGCTCGATCAGTGGGGCGTGAGTGTGGTAGTCGAAAGCCGGATACTTTCGCGCGATCACAGCCATCTCTGACTGAATCGCCGATTGTGACAGGCTCGCGAGGGTTGGCTGGATCCTGCCCAAGATCCGCTGCTCCATCGCATCCATGCGCTCGGCTATCCGAGCGTCCGCAAGGACTTCAGCTCTCGTCGTCGGATCGAGATGATCGATGTTCGCTTGCAGCATCTCTTGATGCTGCTTCTCCAGGGCTGTCAACCGCTGCTGAAACTGCGTTGCAGTCTCGGTAGCGGTCTTGCCCATGGCGAGTGCTTCCGCGAGATCTCGTTCCTTCTGACGAAGCTGATCTACCAGCTCCTTGATCCGCTGCTCTGCTCTGGAAGAAGTTGGTTCTGCTGCTGGTGGCGGGGTCGTGTCCGGCGGCGGCTCATCGGCCTGGATATCCTCGGCGCGTTGGCCAGCTCGACCGACAGGCGGGGGCTGGACAGCCGCCTCGCGGCGACGCTGTTCGAGCTCCAAGGCTTGTCGTGCATAGCTGCCCTGCGGAGGAAGAGGTGCAGGCGGCCTACCGTTCGAATCGACTACAACAGGTGCCCTGTCGGGCAACTCTCGTCCCTTGCCCTTGAGGCTCTGCCTCAGAGCAAGAGCCGCACTGTCGGCTCGCGCATCGAAATCTGAAGATTGTTCTCCAGGTTTGGTCATTTGATCTCTCTCAGGCCACGACCCCTGAACTCAGTGGACGCTGCTCGCGAGGCAGCAATACAGCGGTCCGGTTTGATGTCTGGATCCGATGGCAGTTAGCACATCGAACCTCACATTTTCGGATTTCGATCTTCAAGTCCTTCATCGACCGACTCACGGAGTTGGCGATTTTGAACTTCTTGGTGCCACGAACATGATCGAAGTCCAAGGCAGCCGGATGAGCCTTGTAACCGCAATCAACGCATCCAAGTTTCATCTTCACACGAGCGAGGAATCGTCTTCCTCTTGAGTTTCTAGCTGCACACGCTCTCAAGACCTTCTCTTGGTTGTTCCGGTAGGACTTCAACCTAGTGAGGTTCGTGCACTTCCTGCACTGCGAAGCTAGCCCATCAGAGTGCCATCGATTCTTTCCGAAGCACTCTGACGGCTGCTCCATTCGACACTTCGAGCAGACCTTCACTCGTGCTCAGGTCTTGATGTTGTCGTCGCCGTAGCCGAGCGACGGATCCTTCCACAAGTTGTTCATCTGCGTAGCGGGGTGACCGCTGCGCGTCTTCGAACCCATCGCGTCGATGGTCTTCGACATCCCTGCCCCGCGATCGAGCGGAGTTCGCTGTTCGCCGGTCTTCGCTTGCGCGCCGCCGGCACCTTCGCAGTTGTGACACGTTGCTGAATCGCTCATGGCTTGTTCTCTGGTTCAGGTTGCTTGGGCCTACGACGTTGTGTCTCGGCCAGTGCAGTCTTGCAGTCCTGGAGCTCCTTTGCAAGAGCCTCAGTCACGGTCGGCTTCGTCAACAGGGCTAGGACGCTCTCCAGGCCGCGCACCCGACCCCTACATTCTCGAAGACCGATGTCCGTAAGTGTGTCGTCGCCAACGAGTTTCTCCCTGGCCAGCGCATGCATCGCCTTGAGTGCGTTCAACACCTCTGTGAAGCCTGGGGCATGGCGGATCGATTCGGTTCTCGTCGCCACGTCCACCTGAGCCTGGAGCTCAAGGCAGCGTCGCTGGAGCTTCTCAACCTCGATCCTCTCACGTTCACGGACGTTCCAGAACTGGTCCTCGCCCATGATGTCTTCGGCGCGCATCTGCATCAGGCTGCTCCTGGGTTCGGAGCTTGGCTCATGCCGTTGCTCTTCGCCTCACCACCTGGGCCTCCCTCGCCACGCTCGGTCTCATTGTTCCTGACCTTCGGAGACTCAGGGCCTTGGCCGGGTCCCCCGGCTCCTCCGACCGGCGAAGGCTGTCCGCCGCCGCCTCCACCACCACCCTTGAGCAAGCCCATCTGCGTGCCCACCTGGGCCACCTGCATGAGCATGTTCTCCTGCTGCATCTGTCGCTGTTCGAGCTTGAAGTAGTGATCGGCAACGTGCGCGCGAGCTCGCGCGGCCGTTCCAGGAGATCGTTGTTCGAGCATCTTGAACCGCTCGGACGCGACTTCCTCCATGTGGCTGATGATGTGCCGCATGTCGTTGTCGTCCTTCTTACGCGGCGGCACGTTGCCGTGATACCACAGCTCGTGCTCCTGGCTCGGGGTCAGCACGTTGATCTCGTCGGGGATCGTGATGATCTCATCGACGTTGCGAAGATCGAAGCCGTGCTCTAGGATCATCGCGAGCAGTCGCGGCGCGTTGACCGCTTGCGGTCCATACATCTGGTTGATGATCGGAACTCGATCAAGGATGTTCACGAGCTGCTGAACCTGGGTCATCTTCGTGGTCAGCTTGTGGCTCGCTATCGGCAGAACAAGGAATCGTCCAACAACATCCTGCGGCCTGATGTTGTAGCGGTCCTGGTAGCGAAGGCCGACCGGACCCAGTTCACGGACAACCTTGTCGTAGGACATGAACTGCTGGTTGTTCCATGCCATCTGATCGAGCATTGGAACTTCGATCTCCTGCTCATACGACTCGATCATCGGCACGAGACGGAGGTTCGCCTCGTCGATCTCGCTCATGTGCTGTGTCGCAGTCTTGCTGTCGCCGAATGGGTCCTTGCCACCCATCGACGGCGACGTGGCCCCCGACGTTTCGCGAATGTCCACCGTCAGGACGTTCTCGGCCTTGAGCGCAGCATCGCTGACCTGGGGCACGTGGAGAGGAGCGATCGACTTCTCGATGTCGGGAACTCGGATGCCGTGGCCGGGCTCGATAATCATCTGGCCGCCGGGGATGTTGGCGTCGTCAGAGATCATCCACATCGGATTCGCTTCGAGCTGCGTCGCAGTCATCAGCAGGTTGCGCTTCATGTCCTTTTCCATGGACAGGCGCGCGATCATTTCCAGACCGCCGATGCCGTAGAACTCATCTTCAAGACTGATCGGACGCCACGCTTGGTAGGGCTTCTGCTGATGCCAGAACGGACACTGCGTCACGCGCACGACTAGCTGAAGGCTCTTCGGCTCGACCATGACCACGTTGCACAGGCGGGTCGTGTAGCTGCCGTTGTCGTTCTTGATGACCAGCGGACCCCACCAGTCGATCACCTCGTAGTGCGGGACGTGAGGAGCCCACGACGCTTCGCGAGGATCGAAGACCCCGTAGCTGTAGCTCTTCCTTTCCTTGAACTCGTCACCGAACGACGTGTCCTTGCCGCCTGGGAAGTCCTTGAGCTTCTGGAGATTGATCCAGTGCCGGAGCTCTCCCATCATCTTGACCTTGTAGTCCGGCCAGCCAGAACGGTCGGCCGCCCACTCGGCGTCCTCGATCGAGCTCGCGTTGGGGCTCGTGAGGAAATCGAAGATCGAGACGTTGTTCACCTCGTTACCGTCGAAGATCAACTCCTCTCTCGTGATCTTGTCGAGCTCCAACGTCGTGGCTCCAGGCCAGCTCGGATCTGGTATCCGCTTGGCTGTCCGGTAGGTCATCTCCCCGAGCTCTTGCCGCCAGTAGGTCTTCTGGATCCCTGTTCCGTAGATCAGCCCATCGCGGATCAGTCGCGTGGCCTTTGGCTTGAACCTCGTCTTACGAAGCTGGTCTCGGCAGAGGATCTCCTGCATCAAGGCCGAGTCGTCGTGCTCCTCTTGCTCCCCGTAGAACTTGAACCATCGATCTGTCGCGAACAGGGTTCGCAAGATCTTCGGTAATAGAGTTTCAACGATCTTGAAGGGCTCGGGGCTGTGCAGCTTCGCGCGCCCGTAGGTGTAGGTGTCGAGTGACTCTCCTCGGTAGAGCCGGTAGAGGATCAGCCACTTGTTGCGCAGGAACTCCATGACGTTGAACACGTCCTTGAGCCCCGAGAGCACCGCGTCCTTGGCCTGCTCGACGACGAACTCGTTGTCCGCCAAGTTCGGGTAACCAACGCTCTCCGCGTAGAGCCGAGCTTGCTGTTCGATGTTCGTGTCCTGCTCGAACGCATCCTCGGTCAGCGTGTAGGGGCCTTCTATCGGCTCGGTCCCCTTACGCGGCTTGTAGGTCCCC